ATCCGACCACATTTCTTGGTCAGTTGAAACCAGTTGGGTTGGCATCAACGACATCGACCGAGCAGGTTGGCATGTCGCATTCCCAGCCGTCAACATTGAACAGGAGTTGCAAAAGATGACCGAGTGGCTGATCAGCAACCCAACGCAAGCCCGTAAAAGGCTCTGGAGGCGTTTCTTGACCAATTGGCTATCACGGAGTCAGGAACGAGGAGGAACGCGTCAGAATGTCTCTACGGCGTTTCCTAGGAATTTGGAATCTAACTTTTAAGAAAGGCACATATGCAAGACGAACGAACTTGGGAACACAACGAGATCAGGATCCGACAAATGTGGAGTCGAGCGGACTGGGGAGATGAGAACAACGAGTTGCGGAAGATGTTCAAAAAACAACTTCGTGGACTCAATCAGGTGTACCTGTATGACGCAATCGACGACCACAAGATGTCCAGCGCATCTTGGACTCCTGAAATCTCACAGATCATTAAAGCCTACGGCAAGATCGAAGAGGCAAGACGGTTTCGACCGTCAGGTCCAACACCTGCCAGCGCAAAGTGGTGGGTAGACTTCGAGCGTCCATCCAAACACACAGGACTGCCCTGCAAGTTCTCGACCGACTGCCCCGACCGAACTACCGCTGAGTCCTATGCCAAGCAAGTCGGTGGTCGAGTTCGCAACCATTCGCAGGAAGATCCAGCCCAAGACGATGGACTCCTCAACCTCATTCTGTCAACGCCCAGGGAAATCGTCAGGTCAGTTGTCAATGCACTTCGAGCAGAGAAGTACATCGTCAGCCCACTTCCAGCAAACATATCCGAGTGGAATCAATCAGCAATTGGAATGGTTGCACACAGAATTCAGGTGGCGAAATGAACGCACAAGAATTCAAGGAATACAAAAACGAGTTGGGTCAGACTTTGCAAGACCTACAAACAAACCTGTGGCATTATCGAGATGTCAAAAACAGGGCATGGGCTGATTTCAGACGCAACAACAAATCACTTGAAGTCTTGTTGATGGCAAGGCTTGCTGATCTTGACGCAACACATGCAGAACTTGCCATGGTTGAAATGAAAATTGAAATGAGGAACTACAAGAATGGACTATGAGAACCCAATAAAACTTCGTCACGATCCTCTCATATGGCTCGAAGTCGAACGAGATTTTAATCACGATCAGCGCATCGTCGGAGGATGCAATCTTGCAATCAACGAAATCAAATCGCTTCGATCATCAATCAAGGAACTGCAAACCAACACCAAGCCAACCAAGGAAACACTGCTTGAATACATCGACGCATTTCGTCGCGCTGGAACATCAATCCTGATTACATCCAATTTGAATCACGAACAAATGATGATTGCTCGAAGCGAACTGAACAAACTGATCAAGAGGAAATTATGAACGACCAACCAATGAAACAATGTCAAATGAATCCGTGCAAAGCAAACGCAAAACTAGGGGAACGGTTTTGCTACAAATGCAGACGATTGTTTATCAAAGATCAAGTTGCAAAAGGCAAAATAATTCCTGCTGTATTTAATTCTGGTGATGGCAGAACTTTTCAAGCAATGGAAAATGTTTACGAAACTAAAAACGGAATTGATTATTGAGGAAATTATGAACATTACACTCGAACCATACGAAATCATCATGGGCGCAATGGTGGGCGTTCGTCGCCGTGTCTCATCCATCGCCAAGAAACTCGACCGTGGAAGCACACAAGGCGATCCTTGGGGCATCGATGTCGAGGGCGCACTTGCCGAAGTCGCAGTCGCCAAAGCCCTTGGAATTTATTTCTCTGGATCCGTGGACACCTACAAGTCGCCAGATCTCGCTGGCATTCAAGTCAGGTGGACTCCACTTGAACAAGGCAGGTTGATCGTTCGAGACAATGACTGCGACAACGAAAATTACATTCTTGTGACTGGTACCTGCCCCAACTACAAGATCAGCGGATGGATCGAAGGATTCAATGCCAAGGATTCCCAATACATTTCTGCGCCAAACGGTCGAAGCGCAGCCTACTTTGTTCCACAAGAAAGCCTGAAACCAATGAGGATTTACACCAAATGAGATATCTATCCGTTTGCTCAGGCATTGAAGCCGCATCAGTCGCTTGGCATCCACTCGGCTGGACACCAATCGGCTTTTCAGAAATTGAACCGTTCCCTTCAGCAGTTCTCGCACACCACTATCCAAAGGTAAAAAACTATGGCGACATGTCAAAATTTAGAGATTGGTCTATTCGGTCAGGAGATATTGATCTCCTCGTTGGAGGAACTCCCTGCCAGTCCTTCTCAATTGCAGGACTCCGTCAAGGACTCAAAGACCCACGCGGAAATCTTATGCTCACATTTCTCGCAATTGCTGAACATCTCAAACCCAAGTGGATCGTTTGGGAAAATGTCCCTGGAGTCCTGTCATCCAACGGAGGAAAAGATTTTGGTTCCTTCCTCGGAGGGCTGGGGGAACTGGGGTATGGGTTCGCCTACAGAATTCTTGACGCTCAATGGTGCAGAACACACGGGCATCCAAGAGCCGTCCCGCAGCGACGAAGGCGTGTGTTCGTTGTCGGATGTCTTGGAGATCACATCGGTCCCGCAAAGGTTTTATTTGAGCAAGAAAGCATGCTCAGGTATTCTGCGACGCGCGGCTCGTCGAGGCAAGGAATTGCCGCCGATGTTGCTGGCTGCCTTAGAAGCGGTGGCGATGGTGGAGTCCCAAGCAGCCGAGGAGAACACCTAACATTTTCTGCGCCAATTTCCAGCACCTTAAACGCATCATTTGCAGACAAGCAAGGACTTGAAGATCAACACGCATTAAACGGTGCGCCGTGCTTTGTGATTGATGTTCCCATTTACTGCGGAAGCAATCCAAACGCTTCCGACACAGTCACATCCAAGTGGCAAAAGCAAAGTGGCGGTCCAGCTGGAAGTGAATGCGGTTTGTTTGTGTTGCAACCTGTGACTGCAATCCTGTTTGAAAACCACCCCAATGACAGCCGAATCACCGGTCCGCACGATGTTGCGCCGTCTTGCGTTTCACGATACGGGACCGGTGGAGGCAATGTTCCACTCGTGATCCCAATCCAAGATTCAAGAGTCATCGAGAAAAACCAAAACGGAATTGGCGTTGGAAATGAAACCTCTCCTGCATACACCATCGATCAAACTGGCGCACAGGCAGTTGCATATTCGTTTGATTCACTTGCAAGCAACTCTATGAAATCCAGCAACCCAATCAGCGGTTGCAATATGGTTGATGTCGCAAAGTGCCTCGATACCTCAAATCCTTGCCCAAGTAAGAATCAAGGCGGGATCGCTGTGGCAGTTGCGGTAGATTTATATAACTGCGCTTTTACGGGTAAAATTGCAGCCACTATAGGAACACACGGAAGTGATGTTTCTACGACAGGTCCTACGGTAATGGTTGCTCCAACCATGCAAGTTCGCCGCCTGACACCGAAAGAATGCGAACGGCTACAAGGCTTTCCCGATGGCTGGACAGCGATCCCTTGGAAGAAAAAGAATGCAGAGGACTGTCCCGATGGACCGCGATACAAAGCCCTGGGAAATTCGATGGCAGTTAATTGCATGGAATGGCTTGGAGAACGGATTCAAAAATTTGATCAATCCTCCCTATGTCAGTTGCCGTAAAAAGAAACCGATCTCGAAGCAACATTTTCCAAATCGACGCGCAGGTGCTGGGCAAAGTCCCAAAAGCCCAGTCAGCGCAGATCGATTCTGAAGCGTTCTAAATTTGGGTTGACGGTAGGACTCCCGAAGCAGAAGAACGCTCCACAGTCGATCCTGCTTGGCAAGACTGCTAGCGTGAACAATGAGAGCAGAAATAAAAAAAGCCCCACCGAGGGGCTTGGAATCATTGTGGGGCAGATGTTTTTATTTGACCTCCTCGATCAAGCAAATGTCCATTGCTTCGGGCGTGTAAAAAAGATTGCGTCCATCGGCGAGAGTCCCGATGTAGTGATTGTTGTCTGCAAGATTTTTGTCGCAGTCGATGTAGTCGGGCAGGTAATCAACCCAATTGCCTCCACGAGCAGACGCTTCCACAATCGCATGGTGGACATCTTTAATGATCTGCGAATCTGTTGGAATTTTATTTTTCAAAGCGCACCTCCTTTTGATGCAACATAGACCTGAATCCAATTGCAATCATCGCCACCGACAAATTCTCTATTCACAAGTGGCACGGTCAATAGACCAAGACTTTCCTGCCTCTTTGCGTCCAAGATAACTTCGTACCAACCACTACCTACATGGATCACTCCGCTGTCATATCGCATCATGCGTTGATCCGCTTGTTCCTTTGTGAGACCGAGTCCGTGTGTGGTCACAATGTTTTGCGAAGCATTTGGGGTTGTGCGAACTGCAACATCCACCATTCGCATAATCAAAGCACACTTGTGCGAATAAATTGCGAGGGTTTGCGTTTCAAAAGGCGCGTTTGTTGTTGTCATTGTCATTTGTAATTTCTTTCTTGGTTTAGGATTGATAGAACACTGTCGAATCTTCAAGTTCTGCGATCACATCGCAGTTGGAATAATTTTCGATTTCGTCGGTGTCGCTCTTCTCGACTTCAACATACTCACAGCAGATTGCGATGACATCGAGTTCGATGTCTGAACCCTCGTCAGCGGAAACATCGCCCTCCGCCTCTGTGATGTAAGCGAAGATCGCTACGAGAGCCTCACGAGAGAATTGGTCTGCTCTCGATGAGTTCTTGAATTCGTCCAGGAAAATTTGCTCGGTCACGGTGATTTTCATTTGATGCCTTTCTTTGTGTGTCAAACTAAACTCTGCGGAGTTGCAGACTCTTCTCCCCTTGGCAGGGGAGTCGAGTGCGGAACTACACGATTGAGATACTTGCGCCATCTCGATAGCAAGCGTTCAAACGCAACTTGGTCACGATGATGTCGGTTTCAAATTCCATCCACCAATTTGCATTTCTGAGTGATCTGATTTTGTAATCGTATGAGTGTTGCCTTAACCCGTGGGTCAGCGCCTTCCTCGCTTGCGCTTCGGTTTTTCCGTATGCGGAAAATGAAAAATGTGGCGTATCGAGTTGTGCGTTGAATATGTTCATTTGTGTTGCCTTTCTTGTGTCAGTCTTCAATTGCTGTTTCAACGAATGTCGCAACGAACTTGCAGAGGATTGTTGCGCGTTCTTTGACGCTGTAACGCTTCCAAATCTCTGCGTATGAGAGACCAAGTCCTGAGTCTTTCGATATTTGCAGGATCAATGGTTTGTGAAAATTGTCGGCGATGAAATAGTCCATCGTTCCACCATCAATAAATCCCAACGATTCCATCACAAGAAAAAGCGCAGAGTCCATATCTTCGTTTCTTGCCGATGCCTCAATTGTTTCGAGGAGATTCCGTGATGCCACCTCATAAGATCCATCGTCAGTATCCACGATGAGCATTCTGTTTCGATGCAAATCTGTTTGCAACACGATCATCATTTCGTCCATTGCTTCATTGATTGTTGAGCCTTGATTCTTGGCAATTTGCTTTGCGACTTGAAGCACGGTTTTCTTTACTTTTGACATTGCGTTTTCTTTCTGCCTTTCGGCGGGTGTCTAAAATTCTGCGGAGTGCAGATGTGAGAAGTCTACAAGGTAATCGACTGTATGCAAGAGTATTCTTTGGTACTTACCAAGATTTATCGAAAATGCCTATTTTATAGATATTATTTTTTGCTATTGACATCGATTTTGGGGTGATTAAAGTGATGGAATGACCGTCATCGGAATGAATGAGAATGGATATCGAATCGGAATGTCTCACCAGAATTGCACTATTTCACAAGAAATTGTTGACAAAATGAGAGACATGCACGAGGATGAAATGGTTGGATATCGCCGACTTTCTGCAATATTTGGCATCAGAAGGTCAACAGTTCAGAAGATTTGTAAGTACTACATTCGAGCGCAAACACCGTCAAAATGGAGGAGAATCAATGGCTAGAGTCACGAGACCGTCGAAGGAAAATGCACCGAAAAGTGCAGGAAGACCGACGAAATACAATGCAAAGATTGCCGATGAGATTTGCGAAAGACTCGCACTTGGGCAGTCTTTAAGGGAAATATGTAGAGATCCAAAGATGGTCGGAATGGCGACTGTGATTCGGTGGATAAGAGAAGATCGTGAAGATTTCGATTCCAAGTACACGCAGGCGAGGGCATTGCAAGCGCACACTTGGGTGGATCAAATGAAGGATTTGGCGACATCATTGCCTGAAAAAAATCCGTTGACAGGATCGTACGATTCGGCAAGCGTGAACCACATTCGCAATCAAGTAATGACCTTGCAATGGCTAGCCATGAAACTAAACAGCAAGCGATATGGCGATCAGGCTCGACTGTCTCACGATGTCGCAGGTGGTCTAAATCTGCGCGTAATCACAGGCGTTCCTGATGCCAGCGACGAAACAAACTGACATCGAAATAAAGTATTCGCCGAGACCGTGGCAGAAAAAATGTCACAAGAAGTTGAAGCGATTTACTGTGCTGGCACTGCATCGTCGAGCAGGAAAAACAGAATTGGCGTTGATGCAACTCATCAATTCCGCATTGAAATTCGACAAGGATCAAGGCTTCTTTTGCTATGTCGCACCGTTCCTATCGCAGTCGAAATCGATTGCGTGGGCGAGGCTGAAATTAAAACTGGAACCGCTTCGATTACTCGATGCCATCATCATCAACGAATCTGAATTGTCCATCAAATTCAAGCACAATTTGAGCATGATTCGACTGTTCGGTGCGGACAATCCTAATGCTATGCGAGGCTTGCGTATCGACGGTGTAGTTATCGATGAGGTCGCACAATGTAAGCCTGAAATTTGGAGTGATGTACTGCAACCTGCGACATCGGACAGGCACGGCTGGGCAGTATTCATTGGAACGCCAAATGGCGTGAATCTGTTCAGCGAACTATTCCAAAAATCGTTGACGCTGGAGGACTGGTACGGCGCAAAATATACAGTTTATGACACGAATTCTCTCGATTCTAAAGAGGTGGATCGATTGAAAAGGGATATGTCCGAGGTCGCATTTGCAAGAGAATACTTGTGCGATTTCGACGCATCCGCTGAAGATCAATTGATCTCTCTCTCGGATGCGATCACGGCGAGTCGGCGAGAATATGTGGACAAAGATATTGAGTCTGCGCCTCGAATACTTGGCGTTGATCCTGCTCGATTCGGCGATGATCGAAGCGTCATCTGCAAGCGTCAAGGTCTCGTGTGCTTCGAGCCGTTGATCTACCGTGGCATCGACAATATGGACTTAGCAGGTCGAGTCGCAAGCGTCATCGAGTCGTGGCAACCTGATGCCGTGTTCGTGGATGCAGGTGCAGGGAGCGGAGTGATCGACCGACTGCGCCAACTCGACTATGACCCCATCGAAGTACCGTTCGGTGGGAAGGCGGTGATGGACAAACAGTTTGCGAATCGGCGCATGGAAATGTGGTGGCTCATGCGTGAATGGATCGAAGGGGGGGGTGCCATCCCCGATTGCGCGAACTTGAAGCAGGAACTCGCCACACCTATTTTTTGGTATGACGCGAGTGGGAGAAAAGTTTTGGAATCTAAGGATGACATTAAGAAGCGTTTGCAAGGCGGTGGAAGCCCTGACATCGCAGATGCTTTGTGCTTGACCTTTGCGTACCCAGTTTCGAAGCGTGTGCCATATGACATTGCGACTCGTTTGAGGAAGAGGATTCATCACGAGTACGACCCATACGCTCCTGAGTTTCAGAAATGATTGTAAAGAGGTA